TTAGCACCACGGCCGGCAATGCCCGCAGTAATGCCTGCCGCAACATAGACCCCGCCCTGCTCAGTATTCCAGCGATTCGTGGCCCGGGAGTCGGCCCTGACCCTCGTAGGAAAGATCTGGGCATAGTCTTCGGACTGGAGGAGGTTGCGCGTGTCACGTCCGAAAGCATTGGCCAACTCCTGGGCGTAGGAGACCCCCATGATTTGCCATGAGGGGTGTCGGCCCAAGACCCACGAGGGGAAGAGGACCGACCCATTAAGACTCTTCATGGACCGGGGAGGCATAAAAATCATGGCCCTGGCCCGGGGCGTCTCATCGACGTACTGGAGCAAGTCCGCAATCTTCTTCAGGTGATCTCCGTCCACGAAGCCTTCGGGCAGAATCCAGGGGGCCGCCAGCTGCATATAGGCGTAGTAGGAGGCCCGAGCCTTGGATTCTGCCAGTAGCTTCAGTTGCTGGAGGAGGAGGACGTCACTCAAGTTTTACCCCGGCAATCTTTGCGAGTCTCTGGACTTCCGCAATCCTGCTGGCCGAATCCTCAGGTATCTTGGCGGAGACTGAGAGGACTGCCTTCTGATCGACGAAGTAGCCGAGGGCCTTTCCGAGAAGTTCCGCAGCCCTATTGGCCCCCGAATAGTCCCCGTCCGACATCGCCTTCACATACGTGTCGCGGAGCATATCCAAGTATATGTCCCGAGAAAATTGGGCGCGGGCCTCGTCTCGGCGGCGCATCTCATCCAATTTCTTCTGGATGACGGGCCGCTCAAGCCAGCGCCGCGCCATGGCTTCGGGATGTTCCCCCTCGAATCCTGCAGCCTTGGCGCATTCCGCGAGGGAGTTCCCGGCCATATACTCCTTGACGAAGATGTGCTCCTCGGGCTTCAATGGCCTATTAGGCCTCTGGACCATCTTTCGGGAGACCGTAGCCCTCTTCTTGGCTTCGGCCATCAATTCGGGGTCAATGATTCCGTTCATGCTGCGCTCACCTGAAAGACATCCTTAAGGTAATTTTGGAGGCGCCTAAGTTCGAGGGCCATGCGGCCAGTGCCTCCTTCTCGCCCATTAGTCCTCCACTCAATGCCATTCTTGCGGAGATCCTCGGACAATCTTATCACCCTGTTCCTCAATTGCAAGCTATTTGTGGGCCAATTCTTGGATAGGGGATTCTGGCCCAAATCCTTGAGAAGCTGGGCCCACGTCCCATGCCACAGTTCCTTGTCCTCCATAAACTTGATGATGGCCTGGGCCACCTCACTATGTTCGATGAAGTGGGACGAGGTCTCCATTTTGTTGCGCGAATACGCCTGAAGGAACTTATCTCCCTCGTCCCCGAGGCCGGCATAGGCCCAGCGGGCAAAGTTGGCCATGCGCGGAGCATTATTGAGTTTGACCTGGGGGAAGCGGGCCTGGGCTACGGCCACGCAGTCGAAGAGGGCCCCCAGAATATTGGGAAGGTCCTGGTCTACCGAGGCCCAGAACGTGTCATCGTCGAGCCGCATTCCCTCCTTGATCGAGGGCAACTCAAGGTTGATGCTGCGGGATATGAGGTCTTCGCGCTCGGCAAAGGCGGGAATGCCATTGAGGACGATGGGCCTGCAGGCAGTAAAGGCAGCCTCGGTCGTATCCGTATAGAGGGCACGACCTCCGAGGGCCCCGGTCCCCGTCGAGATGCGGCAGAAGGAGTCGCTCAAGTTGCCCTTCAGGAAGGACATGTTGTCGAAGGCGAGGACGAAGGAATTCTTGACGGCAGCTACGAGATCCCTATTGTTGTCCAGGGGTTCCCTCATGTCGAGGGCGTGGGGATCTATGATCTTTCGGAGGAGCCGGGTCGTCGTACTCTTGGCCGAACCCTGCTCCCCATTGATGATGAGGATGGGGTAGGGACCCCCGGGCTTCATGGCTCCAATGAGCCACGCAGCTATCAGATAGATGTCATCGTTCTTTGTCCGAATGTGCCTTGAGAGGAGTTCCACGAGATTGCCTCCGTCCCCAGGCCTGACTTGGCCGAGCATGCCCCCGGGCCGATAAAAGTGGGGCGTGTCCCCTGTGGCCCTCGTGATGACCCAGCGGCCCCCGATCCACTTGACCATGTCGTGGGTATCGTCTCCGAGGTCGTACCAGACAGTCTTGGAGTCGCCCCCGAGCCTCACATTGGCGTCGAAGGTGCGTCCCCGAGCAATAGCTATGCCGATGGCCCAGGCCCTGATCTCGTCGACGGCCCGGGCCGAGAGCATTTTTCCGGGGGCATCCTGGGCACAGATGAGGTAGAGCATGCCCACGAAGCCTTCGGACCTGACTGCGACCGTGTAGCGGCGGGCATCTACCCACAAATCTACGAATACGTCGCCATTGGGGGTCTTCCAAGGCTTGAGGCGATCCTGGACGAGGCGGAACAGGCCCGCAGGTCCAATGATCGTGGAATCTTTCGTCTCTTCGGTCATATGTCCTCCTTGCACGAAGCCACTGAGAATACCCGAGGGAGGCTCAGGGCGCAACCCCGAAAGACCCCAATCCTCCTGGGGCCATATAACCTTACAAAGTGTGGGGTTTTAGCGGCCCAGGGAGCCATGCACCCAGGACGTAGTCGAATTAGGTCCCCGCCCAGACCGATTTTGGGACCCCTGGCTAAGAATAGTTGACATCTCTTGACTTTTCCCCTATATTGATAGAGCCTGCCGCCCCCACACCCAAAATCATATAGGATGTGAGTGCATCCCATAGGATCATGGGGTGTATCCTGTGGGATAATGGGTAAAATTTTAGGTAAATTGTTGTGAAGGTGTGAAGGTTGTGAAGGTATTTTTCGTACTTTTACACCCTATAGGGTTATATCCTTCTAGATGGAGAAACATAAGAAAAAACCTTCACAACCTTCACAAATCCAAATTCCCCAATCAAATCAACACCTTAGGTCCGTGAAGGTGACCCCGGCCGACCCTCACAAACCTCACAAAAACCCCCAAATTTGCCTCCTCCAGGTTCCCCACAAAGCACATAGGATGCGCCCACACCCCGTAGGATGCAGAGAGGGGGCATTTTGGGGCCAAATTTGTGAAGGTTGCCCCGCCCCAGGGGGCAAAAATGGGACGTAGGGGCCCCCAAAGGACCTAAAATGGACCCCCCGACCACAAATCCCATAGGATGTGGGCACATCTTTTTGGATGTGGGGAGGGCGGAGCCTACACTAGGTACCTTGGACGGGGCCCCAAGTCAACCCCAAAATTGAAAATTTTGCTCCCAGGCTTTAAGGGCAGTCCTGTTCGACCATCATGGCCACGAGATCCCTGAAAGTGACCGTGGGAGCCCAGCCCAAAGCCTTAATTTTTGTGGGGTTACCCAGGAGGTGGTGAACTTCTGCCGGCCTGAAGAACTTTGCATTGATCCGGACGAAGTCCTTGGGGTCTAGGCCCACGAGATCTGAGGCAATGTCCAGGAATTCGCGGATGCTGTGGGTCTCACCCGTGGCCACGACGTAGTCTTGGGGCGTCGGCTGGGTCATCATGAGGTGCATGGCCCGCACGTAATCCCCCGCGAACCCCCAGTCACGCCACGAATCGAGGTTACCCAGTTCGAGGAATTCTTGCCGGCCCCTCAAAATGTCACCAATACCCTTAGTTATTTTGCGGGTAACGAATTGGGGGCCACGGAGGGGCGACTCGTGGTTGAAGAGGATGCCAGAGCAGGCCCAGACCCCGTGGGATTCACGGTAGGTGCGGACAATGTGATGGCCGTAGAGCTTGGCCGTGGCGTAGGGGGAGACTGGAAGGAAGGGCGTGGACTCGTCCTGGGGACCCGGAGATTGGCCAAACATCTCGGATGTGGATGCTTGGTAGAAACGAGTGGGGAGACCCATCTTGTGGATCGAGTGGAGGAAGTTTAGGGGTCCTAAGGAGTTGACCTGGGTGGTGGCGTGGGGGTTGTCCCAGGAGGTGCCCACAAAGGACTGGGCCGCGAGGTTGTAGATGTGGTCGAATTCCATGCGGACGAGGGCCGCGCAGTCACTCAGGTGGGATACGTCGCATAGGTGGAGACGGACATTACCTGCGATGCCCAGGGCGTGCAAATTGGAGAGGTTTGGAGCGTGTGAACGGATAGTACCTGATACGTCCCAGCCGAGGTTAAGGAGATGGGAGGCGAGGTAAGCCCCGTCCTGCCCAGTCACACCAGTAATGAGAGCCTTCATATTGGGACCCTATCCTACAATTGGGTCAAATGCAATTGAAAAATGCAAAAATTTTCTGCTCTGGGGGTCCCCAACACCAACAACACACAGGGCCCTGTTTTTCCCCCCGGGGGTCCGATCCGCGCCCCAGCCCAAAATCTCTCCAATTTTAATTAAAGTGTCTTGTCTAAAATTTTAGTCTAAATGTCTTGTCTCCAATTTTAATTAAAGTGGAGAATATCCAATTTGAGTCTAAGTGCTTTGTCTAAAATTTTAGATAATGGTCAAGCGAAAGCCCACGACATTTCTGCCATGGGCTAATGCTTAGGTCTGCTTAGTCTGGCAGACCCGCAATCACCAGTGATGGCGCTTTAGCTTCCCCTGGCGCGGTGACCACGAAGCCGAGTGCGCCGCCGAACCTGCGAATTCCTATAGCCTTAAGGACCATACCTGGAGGGATCTGGACCATCCCCGAGGAAACGAGATAGTCCGCGCCTCGCTGTCCTGCTTCGCGGTCGGTGCCGTATTTGGTCCTAAGCGCAAGGACCAGTGGTCCCTTTAGCCAGTCACCAATTCCCAAGGTCTGGAGCGGCGCCTTAGTGGTCTTAATCTCGGTCTTGGTCTTGGTCTTCATTGTCTCGCGTCCTTCTCTCGCCTTGCGGGAAATCCACAAGGGCCACCATCCAACCACGTCCTAGGGTCCGGGTCTTAGGGTATTTTCGCATGGCAGCTGTGCGCTTTTCTCATGCGGATTTATCTAAAATGCTTGGTATACCGTATGCCGTATACCGTATGCCGTGTACCCCAGATTTAGCTAAAATGCGTGGTGTACCGCATACCGCATCCCAGATACCTAAAATTAGAGTAACATTTAGCAACAACTAGCAACATGTAGCAACAATTTGAGCAACATTTTACGACAAGTAGCAACGTCTAGCAACATGTAGCAACAATTAGCAAAGTTTTAGCAAAATACAGGCCCTTAGCACGCCATCTAATTAGCACTCCACGTGAAGTTGTGAAGGTTAAATCACCCCCAAAATACACCCCCAAAATCATTTTTTTCGAGCAAAATGGCTCACAACCTTCACAACCTTCACAAACCCAACAATATCAACCACTTACCGCTCATTCCCCCGCCCACTCCCACCTTCACAACCTTCACAATTTTCTCCCCAAATCTCCCCACCCCCCAGGAAAATTTCCCAACAATATCAATAACTTAGCTTTTTGGGCCATGCAAGACCCATGCCACCGAGCCATGCGCCCGGCGCAACCCTGCCCTGCTCCGATTTTCCTGGACGCTGGCTCCGATCCCGGCCAAGCTTCGGGTCCCAGGCCGATCTAAGCCTAATGATCTTAACAGTAGGAGCAGACAATGACACTGGATCTTCGCAAAGACCTCTACGCCACCCGAGACGAGGGTCAGTTCTGGGAGTGTCGGGGAGACAACCCCGCACTTCCTCTCCGCCGTAGGTGGATGGGTCGGGCACAGTTCCGCTA